TTGCGTGGCTGCTGGGGCAGGTGAACACGTTCGAGACGCGGCTGACCAAGATCGAAGCGTCGATGCCTGTTCTCGTCACGCCGGATGGTGTGCCCACGGACAGCCCTCTTTCGGCAAAGGCTCGATCTGAATTGCGTGAGCATCTGACGGGCGAAATAAATGACCTGAAAGTTCGCGTCGGGGTCATCGAGAGCAAATCTAAGTGAGGAGGCTACCATGAACCTGAAGAAACTGGCGCTCAACGCCGTCAAGAAGGAGGCCGAGAAGGCCGCCTTCAAGGGCGTCGTCGGAACCGTGCTGCCGACCGACAAGAAACCGACCCTCTCCAAGGGCAAGATGACGCTCGGTGCCCTCGTGCTGGCCATCGCCGGCCTTGTGTTTGAGTACCTATCCTGACCGTGGCATTCTGCCCAAAACTGATGTAGGGTGCGCCGATGGCCACGACGATGACCTTCACGACGCTCCAGCAGGACGTGCGGCGCTACCTTGAGCGCGGCACAACCTATGCGTCTGACCCGGTTGTATTCGAGCAGATCCCGCGCCTGATCAACCTCGCCGAGCGCCGCATCGCGCGCGAGCTCAAGGTGCAGGGCTTCATCAACGTCGTGAGCGGCACGCTGCAGAGCGGCGTGTCTGTGTACGCCAAGCCCGATCGGTGGCGTGACACTGTCAGCATCAACATCGGCACCGGCGCCCAGAACAACACGCGCAAGGTGCTCTTCGCCCGCGCCTACGAGTATCTGCTGAGCTACTGGCCCGATCGCACCGCCACGGCGCAGCCCGAGTACTACAGCGAGTACGACTACACGCACTGGCTGCTCGCGCCGACGCCCGATGCGGACTACCCCTTTGAGGTGCTGTACTACGAGCTGCCACCGCTGCTCGACGACGTGGTGCAGACCAACTGGCTCACTGACTACGCGCCGCAGCTCCTGCTCTACGGGACGCTGCTTGAGGCAACGCCCTTCCTGAAGAACGACGAGCGCATCCCGGTGTGGCAGACCATGTACGATCGGGCGGCGGCTATGCTCAATGGCGAGGATCTGGCGAAGATCCTTGACCGCTCCTCGGTGCGGAAAGAAACGTAATGACGAACACCTATACACAAATATTTGGTGGCACGACGATCTACCCGTCCGATGTGACGTATCTGGCGCTCGCCCTGACCGGCGACATCGTGCTGGAGTGGCCACTCGAGAGCAACGTCACGAACGCGCCCGCCGCCCGCATCATCGACATCACGCCGAGCGGCACGTTCTCCATCTTCCTGCCGCCCGCCGATCAGACGGGCACCGGCCAGACCATCCTGTTCAACAACCTCGGGCCGCAGTCCGTCACCGTCAAGAACAGCGCGGGCGGCACGCTCCTGTCCATCGCGCAGGGCGAGCAGTGGCAAATCTACCTGACGAGCAACACCACGGCCGCCGGTACGTGGCGCGTGTTCCGCTACGGCGCGGCCACGGCGCAGGCGCAGGCCTCCGCGCTGGCCGGCTTCGGCCTGACGGCGACCGGCTCGACGCTGTCGCAGTCCACGCCCGTCACGCTCTTCAACACGAACTACACGGCCGGCGGCTCCGACCGCGCCAAGATGTTCGTGTGGACGGGCGGTCTCGGCACGCTGACACTGCCCTCGGCGGTGGATGTCGGCAGCGATTGGTTCGTGGCCGTGCGCAACGGTGGCAGCGGCAACCTCGTCATCGACCCGCAGGGCCTTGAGACGATCAACGGCGCAGCGAACTTGACGCTGACACCCGGCGACAGCGCCACGGCCGTCACTGACGGCACGAACTGGTACACGCTGGGCCTCGGCCAGAGCGCTGTGTTCGCCTTCGACTTTACGTCGATCAACCTCGCCGGCGTGAGCGGCAACTACACGCTCTCGGGCGCCGAACTGAACCGCATCGCCTACGAGTTCACCGGCGCGATCACGGGCAACGTCGAGATCGTCGTGCCGAAGACGACCCAGCAGTACTGGGTTTCGAACGACACAACGGGTGGCTCGTTCACCCTGCGCGTCAGGACGAACACGCAGACGCCGGGTGTGCTGGTTGCGCGCGGCAGCCGCGCCATCCTGTATTGCGACGGCAATGAGGTGGTGGACGCCGAGACGGGCGGCATCTCCGTGCCGGTTGCGATCGCGGATGGCGGCACGGGCGCAACGACCGCAGGCGCGGCGCTGATCAATCTGGGCGGCACGTCTGTCGGCATCGGCGTCTTCACCGCTGTTGATCAGGCGGCGGCGCAGGCGGCCATCGGCGTCACCAGCGGTGGCGGTGACACTGCGGCCATCGTCTTTGCGGTGGCGCTGGGGTAATGGCCGAGCGCATCGTCCAGATACGCTCGCAGCCGGGCATCAAGCGCGACGGCACCAAGTTCGAGGGCGACAACTACGTCGACGGGCAGTGGGTGCGCTTCCAGCGTGGCCTGCCGCGCAAGATCGGCGGCTACCGCGCGATCAGCAAGTACCTGCGCGAGATCAGCCGCGCGATGAGCGAGTTTACGCAGGACAGCCTGACTTACGTCCACAGCGGCTCAGCCAACCTCGTTGAGCGCTTCTATATTGACAATGGCTTCAACACGTCGGTCATCACCAACCGCACGCCGTCAACGCTGGCGACTGACCCGAACAACATGTGGCAGTTCGACGCCATCGCGGCGCCGGGCCTTGGCGGCATGCAGCTCGTGGCGCAGGTCGCGCCGAACCTCGAGTGCATCTGCAACAGCCTCGGCGGCCAGCTTTTCTTCGGCGACCTGTTCGGCACTGCGCCGCTGCAGCCGATCACCAACCTGCCGGCCGGCTACAGCGCCACCGGGGGCGTGGTGGTGCTGCACCCGTACACGTTCATCTTCGGCAACGACGGCTATGTGGCGTTCTCGGTGGCGGGCGATCCGACGGACTACACCAGCCTCGGATCCGGCGCCGCGAACATTGCCTCGCAAAAGATCGTCAAGGCCATCGCCCTGCGCGGTGGTCCCGGCAACTCCCCGTCGGGTCTGTTCTGGTCAGCCGATGCGCTGGTGCGCGCGTCTTTCATCGGCGGCGCGCCCGTGTTCCAGTTCGACACGATCAGCACGCAAAGCTCGATCCTCGGCGCGAACACGGTCATTGAGTATGACGGCATCTTCTACTGGGTGGGCACCGATCGCTTCCTGATGTTCAACGGCGTCGTGCGCGAGGTGCCGAACAACCTCAACCTGAACTATTTCTTCGACGGCCTCAACCAGTCGCAGCGCCAGAAGGTGTTTGCGATGAAGGTGCCGCGCTACGGCGAGATCTGGTGGTGCTACCCGCGCGGTGAGGCGATCGAGCCGTCGCACGCCGTCATCTACAACATCCGCGAGAATACGTGGTACGACTGCGAACTGCCCAACGGCGGGCGCAGCGCGGCCGTGTCGCCGACTGTGTTCCCCAAGCCGATCATGACGGGCGTCGTGCCGAGCATCGCCCCAGATCAGGTGCGCGTCACTGAGGCCGACGACACGCGCATCACGGAGACGGACGACAACGTGCGCGTCACGGAAGACAGCGGCGTCGATCAGTACCGCCTGTGGGTACACGAGGTGGGCGTGGACGACATTGACGGGCTCAACCTGCAGCCCGTGCTGAGCTACTTCGAGACGGCTGACCTGTCGCTGCCGGTCTCAAGCCAAGAGAACAAGGCGCTGCAGGTGCTGATGATCGAGCCTGACTTCGTGCAGAGCGGCGACATGACCATGCAGGTGACGGGCCGCGCCAACGCCAAGGCGCCCGAGGTGTCAACGGAGCCGCACACCATCTACGAGACGCCGCCGACGCCGCAGGATCAGGTTGTGTACTTTAAGACACAGCGCCGTGAGTTGCGTTTCCGCTTCGAGAGCAACACGCTCGGGGGCGATTACCAAATGGGATTGGTGCTGGCGCACATACAGCCCGGCGATGGAACCGTGATTGGATGATCGACCCGCGTGGCATGGGTTTGATTGATTGGGCCGATAGCGTTATACTGTCGGTTGGCGATGCGTGGGCGTTTGGTCGGCTAAACGACGAGAACGACTGGCAGGGTTGGGCTACAGGCTTTTTGAAGGCGTCACCCTTTTCAACACGCGCTGTACCAGACCCATATCAATTTGATGACTGGCGCGAGTGGGCAATGCGGGTCTATCCGATGCTTGAAGGACAAGGCTGATGGCTAACGGCGTAAACGATCCGGTGGGTGGCCTCACCACTGCAACGACCGCAGCACAGCCCGCCGCGTCTTGGGGCACTGGCGGCCTCGGTTCGTATCAACTGTCCGATCCGTCTTTAGCTGCCACGCCTGAGTGGTTGAAGAACCGCGATCCGTCGCTGAACCGGGTGGATTGGGGCGGCAACTACGACCCCGTCACAGGGCAGCTCGGCGTGCTTCCTTTCTTTGTGGGCGGCAGTGAAGCGCAAGACGCATCGTATTTTCAGGGAGGCGACACCAGCAACATGGCCGGGTACGCGGGCGTACTCGAAACAGGGTTGCCTACGTACAACATCAGCACTGAGTTTGGCCGCCCCGTTGACAACTACCTAAAGCTAAATCCGGCGTCAGAAAACCCTGTCCGTATCATCAACGCCTCACAGGGAAAGGTTACTTACGAAGGCGCAGGAGATCCGCAAGGGCTGGTAAGCGCCCTTGATCAGGCTACAGCCGAAGGCAATAAAAACATCTGGTCTGTGCAGGCAAAGGTCGGTGATCAGTGGGTCACTACCCACAAGAACGAGCCAATCGGCAACCTCGTTCGCGACTATATGCTGCCCGCAATGTTGGCTGTTGCCGGTGGCGCGGCACTCGGCCCCCTGATCGGCGGCACGCAAGGCACGCTGCTCGGCGCGGGTAAACTCGCAGCCGCAGCCGGCACAGGCCTTGGTTCCGCAGCCGGATCGTTCACCGGCAACATAGCCGCTGGTAAGCCGCTTGACGACGCGCTGAAGGCTGCAGCTATCTCGGGCGTCACCGCAGGGGTGCTCAAAGGCGTACTGCCGGGTGGGGCTGGCGCAGGCGATGCTGCCGCCGGCAAAGCCGCGGCATTTGCCCCCGGTTACGATATCGCCGTCGCTCCAGCGGTTCCGGGTCTGGGCGGCACGACGCTGGCGCTGCCCGCGTTCTCCTCTCCGTTTACGGGTGTCGGCGCTGGGCTTGTCACGCAGGCGCTTCCGGCAGGCACGAAGGTCAATGAGTTCGGCGCGCTTGTTGACAGCACAACGGGTACGCCTACCGGCAGCCTCGGCTTTTCGCTCGACCTGCCGTACATTGACGATGTCCTTGCGTCGATGCCGAACTTCGGCGCTGCGGCCCCTCTGGCTTCTGCCGCTTCCTCGGTGCCCGGCGACGTAGTTGTGACCGGCCTCCGCACCGGCGTGTCTGGGCTGGGCAACACCATCGCGTCCGCTGTTCCGGCAGTCGCCAACATCGTCGGCGCGCAAGAGGTGTTGGGCAACCAGCCCGTGACGCCCAAAGAAGAGACAACGGTCACCGGCAAACGCATCTACGATCAGGCACCGACTGGCCCATTGGCCGCTATCGCCGACGCGGTTGCAGCGGCGCAATTGGCTCCGCCCACAAAAGACATAACGGTTACTCAGCAGCGTCCGCAGGACGCTGCGCCGCCTCCGCCGATAACTGCCGTGAGCGACGTTGTCACCAAGTATGCGCCATCCAAGCCTGCTGAAAGCCTGATTGAGAAGCAGGCCAAGAAGATCGATGACGCCGACCCGATCACGGTGACTGCTGAGCCTATCAAGGCAACAGGCTCGCTGGGCGCTGCGTTGCCCGGCCTCGCCATGACGCTTCCAGCCATGACTGCCGCGCAGGCGATTAGCACCACGGCTGCAACGACCCCCGAAAAGAAGGGCCCCGGCACCATCGCCAAGGTCACCGGCGGCCTCGCCATCCTCGACGCCCTGAGCAAGCTGCTCGGCGGCAAGCGCGGCGGCACCGGTGGCGCTGGCACCGGCCTCGAGTCGCTGGCCCCGACCTTCCGTGCGCAGTTGCCCACGCCGCGCGGCCAGTTCGCGCCGTCAGCCCTCACCCAGCGCGACCGCAGCGACATCGACTATGCGCGCTACGGCTACGGCCCGGCGCGCTCGTTCTTCAACTACGTGCCCGAGACAGCGGCTGAGCGCGCGGCCTTCGCCACCGCGGCTGCACCGGCACCGCGCGTGGGCGTTGGCTCTGTGTTCAGCACGGGCGCTGCGCCGGTTGGCGCGACGACCTCGGTGCTCAGCAGTAGCCTCGACATGCTGCGCGCAGCCATGCCGGGCGCATCGGACGCCGAGATTGAGGCCTTCTTGAACACGCCCGAGGGGCGGCAGGCACTCACCATGATCTTCGAAGACATGGGTGCGCAGCCCCGCGCCAAGGGCGGCAAGATGGGCGGCGACGGCCGGGGCCGCGAGAGCTTCGCCGTTGACGGCGTCGGCACCGGACGCAGTGACGAGATCCCGGCGCTGCTCAGCGACGGCGAGTACGTCATCGACGCCGAGACCGTGGCCATGCTGGGCGACGGGTCGAGTAGGGCGGGCGCCAAACGCCTCGACGACTTCCGCGTCAAAGTCCGCAAACACAAAGGCCGCAACTTGGCCAAGGGCAAGTTTAGTGCTAATGCTAAGCGGCCCGAGCGCTACCTCTCTGGGGGACTCGTTTAATGTCGTTTCTGGACTTCCTGACTGAAGGCAAAGCGCCGCAGGCTGTGCCCGTCTCCTCGATGGAACAGTCCGTGCTGCCCGATTGGTACACGAACTACGCGATGGACATCCTGTCCAATCAGCAGGCGCTCGCCAATCGCGCCTTCCCGCTGTACCAAGGCCCGCGCATCGCCGACTTCACGGCCCTGCAGCAGCAGGCCTTCGAGCAGACGCCGCAGGCGGCGCAGGCGTACCAGCCGTATCTGCAGCAGGCCTCGCAGAGCACGGCCGATGTCACGCAGCAGTTCATGAACCCGTACACGGAGAACGTCGTCAACCGCATCGGCCAACTTGGCACGCGCACGCTCAAGGAGCAGGTGCTGCCGGGCATCGAGGGCGAGATGATCCGTGCCGGCCAGTTCGGCGGCACGCGGCAGGCTGAGTTGACCGGCCGCGCCATCCGCGACGCCATGGAGGGCATCTCGGCCCAGCAGTCGCAGGCACTGGAGCGCGGCTTCGGTCAGGCGCAGCAGGCGGCGCAGGGCGAACTGACGCGGCAGGGCGGCTTGGCGCAGACGGCGCAGCAACTCGGCCTCACCGGCGTTGGTGCACTGCAGCAAGCCGGCGGCATGCAGCAGGGCCAGACGCAGCGCAACCTCGACCTCGCCGCCGCCGACTTCGAGCGGCAGTTCGCCTACCCGCAGGAGCAGGTCAAGGGCATGATCGGCGCGCTGCAGGGCGTTGCGCCTGCGGTGCCGAAGGGCGCGACCAAGGCCGGCATGGAAGTGCCGGGCGTGATGAGCCCGTCGCTGCTGGCTTCGCTCGGATCGACGTTCGCGACGGTCAAGGGCTTTGAAAAACTGTTCGGGGGCGGCTGATGGACGAAGACGAAGATATCGGCGCCCTCCCGACAGGCGAGAGCATTGCTGCGCTGATGGCGCCCGGCCTGACATCAGCCGACGCGCGGAGTGCGTACAGCAAGGCGCAGAGTGCCGTTGAGAAGCAGATTGGCGCGAACTTGGGGTTGCTGAATGCGGCTCAACAGCGCATTCGCACGCAGCGCGTGGGGCCGTCTGACGCCGAGAAGTGGTTTGCCATCGCGGCCGCTCTGGGCCAGCCGACACGCACCGGATCGTTCGGCGAGACCGTGGGCAATCTCGGGACGCTGCTGAGCAAATACTCAGGCGCGAAGCGCGAGGCCGAAAGCGAGCGCGAGTCGCTGCTAGAAAAGTTAGGCATGCAGACCGGCACCGAGCAGTTGCGTCTGCTGGCGTCCAACGCCGCCGGCGCAGGTCAGATAATGCGCGCTGCGGCAACTGCCGAGGCGGCTGCGGCGAAGGCATCGCAACCGATCTTCCGGGGCACGGCAGAAATGGGTGGAAAGGTTGTCATGCTCTATGAAGATCCGCGCACGGGCAAAGTGACGCCAACGCCAGTTGGCCCCGCTAAGCAAGATCTGATACCCGTTACGGGCGTGACCAGTAACGGTCAGCCTGTTTTCCGTATGGGTACCAAGACCGTGCGGGCAGATGGCACGCCTGTAACCCAGTTTGACAAACCGCCGCGCAAGCTGAGCGCTACGGAGCAAAAACAGATCTTTGACGTTGAAGAAGTGATCACCAGCGGCAAGGGCTCAATTTCCGCAATGCAGCAAGCCTTGCAGCTTAACGATCAGGCATACGAAGGGTCGCTGTCCGGTGCCCGTAAAATGCTGGGGCAGGCTTTCGCCAGCGACGATCCGACATACGTGGCGACAGAGAGCTTGGACAATCTGATCACGAAGGGCGCACTTGAAAGTCTGCGCGCCACTTTCGGGGGCAACCCGACTGAAGGCGAGCGCAAGATCCTCCTTGAACTGCAGGCGTCAAGCAGCAAACCAAAAGCCGTCCGAGAACAAGTCTACCGCCGCGCTATAGAAATGGCCCAAAAGCGGATGGATTTGGAAAGCAAAAGGCTGCTCGGTCTTAAAAGCGGCGAGTACGGCGTGGTGCAAGGCTCAGGTTCAATCGCCGCGCCCGCCGGTGCCAAGCGCCTCAAGTTCAATCCCAAGACGGGCAAGATCGAATGATTGAGGTTGAGGCTCCAGACGGCAGCATCGTTGAGTTCCCGGAGGGTACTAGCCGCGAGGTTATGGCCGCCGCTATGGCCCAGCGCTTCGGTGCGCCCGGTAAGCAAACAACAGCCGCAGAGCCTGTCGCAACCGCGCCTGCGGTTGACGGACGCAAGACGTTTGAGACCGAGCTTGGGGCGTACTACTCAGGGCTGAAGGGCGCGCCGCTCGATCCCGGCAGGCTGACGCAACTTGGCGAGAAGTACCTCGGTGGCGCTCCCAGCAACATTCCCGAGATCGAAGAGTTCTACAAAAAGTACGGCACGCTCAACCCGCGCCTGCGCGACGTGTCGCCCGAAGCTCCTCCCACGCCGGCTGCCAAGCCGGAGGACATCATTACAACGGTGCCGCGCGCCGGTGAAGGCATGCAGATGGCCCGCGCGTTCGGCAAGGGGATCCTGTCCAACTTCGCAGACGAGGCGGAGGCGGCCACCCGCATGCTGCTTTCCGGCGAGATCAGCAGCGACGAGTATTACCGCATCAAGGATCAGGTCAACGCCGACTACAATGCGTGGGCCAAGGCCAACCCCGAAGCCGCGATCGGCGCAGAGCTGAGCGGCGGCGTGGCGCAGATGTTCATTCCGGGCATCGGCGTTGCGGGCAAAGCCTTCCAAGGGGTGAGTGGCTTGGGTCGCGCCGTTCTCTCGGGTGGTGCCAGCGGCATGATCTCTGGTGCAGGCGAGGCTGACACGCCGTCCGACATCATCCCGTCAATGCTTGAGCAGGGCGCGGAAGGCGCCGTCGCCGGGGGCATCCTTGGCAAGACAGCCGAACTGGGCGGCCGTGCCGCTATCCCCCTCGTCGCGAGGCTGCGTGGGCAAGATCTGCCGTCGGCTGAGCAGCGCCGTGCGGCTGAGATGCTCTACCGTGCCACCGAGGGCGGCGCATCGCCGGAGCGTGGCATAAACTTGACCCGCCTTGCGCGGCGTTACGACGTGCCGACGCCACTAGGCATGGCCACGCCGGAACTGGCGGCTTTGTCGAAGGTCGTCATGACGCGCGCGCCACTGCGGGAGCGCACGCTCGCCACGAAACTCGTCAAGACGCAAGAGCCAGAGGCCGTTGTCGGTCGCGTCCAAGGCCAGATTGAGAGAGCATTCCCAGACGCCAAAGACTACACCAAGGCAGAAGATGATCTCACGAATATACTACGCGCAAACGCCGACACTCGCTACGACGCAGCCTATGATGCCGCGCCGGAAATTCGAGACCCGCGTGTTATTAAACTGTTGGACGATCCAGACATTCGAGCCGCTTATGTGGACGCGCTAAAAAGCTCTCGGCGTCAGCAGGCGGCAGCAATCGCACGAGGTGAAGACCCTGAAAAATACAAATTAAAAGAATTGTTTGAGGCAGTGATCGATGATTCTGGAGACGTTGTTGGTGTGCGCGGCACCGGCAAAGCAATCCCGGACTTGAAGACGCTAGACCAAATGAAACGGACGCTTGATGCACGCGCGCGCGCGGCATACATGTCTGGTGATCCCGGGGCTACATACCTTGGTGAATTGCGAAAATCATGGGTAAATCTCCTCGACGAGGTTGGGCCAAAAGAATACAAAGTGGCCCGCGCACAATACGCCGGCGACAAAGAAGTGCTGGACGCGCTTGAATACGGTCGCGATCTTATCGGAAAGAACGAGCGGCCCGAGCAAGTTAGGAAGTTTGTGTCGGAACTTAGCTCTGACGCCGAACGCGACGCGCTCAGGAACGGTGTGTTCGAGGGCCTGATTGCCCCGCTTCAGACGACCACGACAAGCCGGAACTTTGCGCGCGAGATCGTCCGCAACGAGCGGAAGATGGATAAGCTCCAAGCCGTGCTGCCGCCGGCCGAGTTCAAGTTCCTGTCCAAGGCTCTGGAGAAGGAGCGCCAGCTGTTCGAGCGCATCGCCACCGCGCGTGGCGGATCGCAGACGGTGCCGCTGGCCGAGTCCGTGCGCCAGTTCGACGAGATCATGGCAGGCGGCAACATAGACGAGGCCGTCAACTTCCTGTCTGCGGGGCCGCAGGGCAAGATGATCGCGCTGGCCAAGTTCGTGAACAAGTTTAACCCGCAGCGTGAGTTCGGCGAGAAGGTCTACACGGAGCTAAGCCGGGCGCTGAGCGCCGACACGCCCGACAAGCTGCGCGATGTGCTGAGCATGCTCCGCAACTCCAAGAGCTATGCGCAGAACGCTCTGGCGGTCAGCAAGGCGGCCACCGGTCAGGTCGCGGCGGTGACGGGCAACGTCGCGCCGTCTCTGGTCGAAGATCGGGGCACCAACCCACCGCCGCAGCCGACTATTGGCGCGCCCAAAGGGGAGAGTATTGAGGAGACCGTGCGCAAGGCGGATGAAGCGTTGGGCATGGAAGTACCTGAAGAAAGCCCCGGGCTTTCGGCCGTTCCGGCGGGGGTAGCCGAAGAAGGCGAAGTCCCTTTCGGTAAATCGCTGGGCGACCGGAACATGAACCGCGGCAACCTGCGCGACTTCCCGTGGGTGCGCAAACAGCCCGGCTATGTCGGCCCCGGCGAAGGCGGCTTCGCCCAGTTTGAGAGCGTCGAGGCCGGTGATGCGGCGCAGCGCAAGCTCGTCGAGAACAAGTTCGGCGCCGGTGCGCGCACTGTAGCCAGCCTGATCGACTCGTACCTCGGCGGCGACCCTGCCAACAAGCCGGCCGAGATCCGCAACTACAAGAAGTACGTCGCCGGGAAGTTGGGTTTGTCGCCCTCTGATGCTATAACGGCGGACATGATCCCGCTGGTGAGCCAAGCCATGATTGAGTACGAGACGGGAGCCACCCGCTAATGCGCTCCACCGACTTCCCCTTCGCCGTGACGCCGCAGCAACTGCAGCGCGGGGGTCGCCCAGACTACAGCGCGCCTAGCGCAGCGCTTGCGGCTGTCAGGGCCAACGATGGTCAGCAGTTTGGCGGGATCAGCGCTCGGGATACGTCGGTGCGCGATCAGATCAAGGATAATCTGGCGGTCATAGTCGGCCGGCGCAACGCTGACAAGTTGATGGGTGTTGGAGAACTCCTTGGCGCAGACGCGCCGCTCATGCTCGACGAGGCTCGTCTTGCGTACCGCGAAGGTCGGCCGGGCGAGGCGGCGGCTACCGCTGCGCTGGCGGTGTTGCCAATTCCGGGTGCAGCTAAGAAGGGCGCTAAGGCAGCGATGAAGGCGGCGAAGACCGCTGCGCCTGTGAACCCTGCAACCCAGATCGCACGGCAATATGGCAATGAGATGGCCCAGCGCATTGCCGGATACGTTGAGCGCGACGCGCCGCTTTCTGAGTGGCAGCAGTTGGCTGAGACTTTTATGGATGCGGGCAAGCCCAATGCGGCCCGATCGCGCCCGTCATCGTACACGGTTAAACCGGCACAGGTGGCGCGAGATCCCCGCATCGAGCCGCGCAAGAAAGAGCAGGCAAAGATTGATCGCCTTGAGCTTGAGGTGCAGCGGCGCAGCAGCGAGAAGCCGCCAGTCGAAAGCATCTACGACCTCGAAGGGCGCGGCCTAATCACATCCATGTCCGATCTGTCGGCTGCGGGCGACGATGTGCTCGCCGTAAACGATGTGCGCTTTGATCGCCCGTTCTCTCGGCAAGGCGGTCAAGGCTTCATGTTTGAAAACCCCGGCGAGGTATGGGCGGCGGACAAGGCAAACGCAGAAGCCCATTTAGCTTTGGCGCGTCAAATTGAGCAAAAGACCGGAAAGCCCGCGCTCTTTGCGCCTTGGTCAATGGGCCCGCTGTCGTCCATGTTCTCGCATCAGCCGCGCGGCCTACAGTATGCTTATGCCAATGCGGCTCTCGACGCGCCGCAGAAAGCCGCGCTGGCCAAAGACATCAAGGCTATCTTGCCGGATTGGCGCGGGTTCGAAGACCCCGACGCCTACCAGACATTCATGCGCGCCAAAGGCAAAGCCCGAGGCCAGCTCAACAAGATAATGGATAAGTACCGCGACCTCGGCGGCCTTGGTAAAGGCGAAGCCGTGTACGGCACAACCGACCTTGAGCAGATCGGGGCCCCGTTGCTTTCGCTGCGCAATCTTGGCGAGATCGACACAAGGTTCGGCGTGTCTGACAGTGCCCACCCCTCGTATCGTTCCGGTGTCCCCGGCGAGGGCCGCGCCGTCCTTGAGGAGACTGGGATGGGCGCGCTGTCGCTCTTTCCCGAATTGATGAAGCAATACGGCTACGCCACGCCTTTTGACTTTCCGGTTGGGGTCAAGAAAGGCGTGGCGTCGCCGTTGCGCGCGTTTCAGATGAAGCCACAAAGCACCATAATCACCGAAGACGTTTTGCGGCTTATCGATGATCTGAGGGTGAAGGGACTAGATAAGCCGTCTTGAACTTAGCCGCCAATTCCGGGCCAAAATGCTCCCCGATGTAATCGCGGATTTCTTGCTCTGAGGCGCACCCGATGCGGTTGGCCGAACAGTGCAACTGAAAGTCGTACAGCGCTTCAGACATGGCTTTACTCGCCCGCTTTGGGCTGATCAACGGCATGTAACGTAGTTCGCTCACGGCTTCGTCCTCTCAATGATCCGCTAAGTCGTAGACCGCGCTGCGCTGCCCCGGCTAGAAGTTCCACGGCGTGGCGTCGTATTGCGCCGCAACGGCGCGCGCTGTGCGCTTACCGTCAACCTTATGTTCGCAAATGAAGTGGCGGCGCCCGTTGGACAGGACGCTGATGGTCAGCGTCCCATCAAAACGCTTGGTTGGGGCGGTGTAGTCTGCGATGCGTTGCATGGTGTTGTCTCCCTGTGAGGTGGGGCAGTGCCCCGGTTGGTGTCCCCTTATGGGGCCGTTCGTCCTAAGCGTCAACATCCAAATTACCCGGCCTTTCAATAAACATATCGCCTTGCCTCTGTGCCTGCTCAATGCGGCGGCAAGCAATGTCGAAATACTTAGGTTCGCGTTCGATACCGATGAACTTGCGGCCCATCTGAACGGCTGCAACGCCAGTAGTGCCGCTACCCATGAAGGGATCGAGGATGGTTTCGCCGGGGTTGCTCCAGCTCTCAATGTGACCTTCAGCCATCGCGGGGGGCATCGGCGCGGGGTGGCCAACGTCACCGCCGTTGTTAGTCATCAGCCAGTAATTAAAGCGCATCCCGTAAGGATTAATAACCTTGCCCGCGCCGCTACTCTGCTTTGTAGATCCATCAGGTTGCCGGCCGGTGCCGTGCATGATTGAACCAGACCACTTATTGCGGCGGTCTTTGATTGGGTTAAACGTCGCCGGGCGGCCCTTTGAAAAAACAAACATGTATTCAAAGCCGGAAAAGTAGCGAATTGACTCAGGAAAATTGACGTTTTCCTTTGTGTAAATCATCGTGTCGTGAAGGTTCAAACCACACGACATGGCGTGCAATGCCTGCCGGAATGATGTTCCCGTTTCAGATCCGTTGACCGTCGCATCAGCCACGTTCCACATGATAACGCCACCGGGCTTGATGATATTAGCAAGCAGACAAATGACCGGGTTGCAGTCCAAAGGCTCAAAGCCATCCCCGTATTCGCGAAGGTTGTCGTATGGCGGCGATGTGACGACGCAATCAACCTTGCCCAGCGTCGGTAGCACGTCCCGGCAGTCGCCAAGATAAAGCGTTGCCGCGCCTATCGTCTCAACCTGCATCAACCGTCAACATCCAAATCACCTGGCCGCCATCCTGTCAGCAGCGCCTCGATCGCCACGGATGCCGGGCCGCTGATCTCGCGATCGCCTGCCTCCCAGCGGCGCACAGAACGCTTGCCGTCGCCGCCCATGCGCAGCAGGACTGCCAGCTCGTGCTGCGTCAGCCCCAGTGCCCGGCGGGCGTCACGGACTTCGTTCGGGCTCATCGCCCGCAACTCTTGTGTCATGTTGTATTCCTTGTTGTCGATGGTCACTCGCACGACCAGATTTCGCTGGAGCGCTTAAGCTGCGGCCAGCCCTGATCGACGGTGAAACTGCGCTCCTCAAACAGGAGATTGTTTGTCGGCACAATGGTCAGCCGATCGCGGTTGGTGCGGATGAACATGAACTCCTTGCCCTGCGACGGTTCATGCGTGAACGCATCACCCTGCGGCACCGCCGTGAACAGATACTCACCGACCTCCCCGCTCTTCACCCGCACCCGCAACCCGTCCAGATAGTCATACACCAAAAGCGAGAAGTCCCTGCCATAGCAGTCCCAGATCTGAGCCTGCGGCAGCGTCCAGTCGGTGCATGCCGGATCGGCGCTGAAGCTGATGCTGTGGGGCGGCAGGCCACGATAGAATGCACCGCACTCCAGCATGACGTGGCAGCCCCACGCGCGGCCGGGGTGCGAATGCAGGCCGAACCACACGGCCGGCTCCCAGCCGGTGGCACCCTCGCGGATGAACGATCGATCAACCCAGACGTAGTAGTGGCGCGGCAGGGACGCGCTGGAACTACTCATGCGTCTTCCATTTTGTTGATCTCGAACCGAAACCGCTCGTCACGGATGCCCCAGATGTGGGTGCGTTCCATGTACTGCGACTTCAGTTTGGCCAGCCGGTCGTTGACGGCGTCCAGTTCAGCCTGCAGTCGATCGCGCTGGGCGAAGGCCTCGCGTGCCTCGGCGATCATTTGCGCACGCCCTTGCGGCCGAAGCGGCCAGTCTTGGGGTCGCGGAAGAAGGCCTGCTTGAGGGTGTCTTCCAGCCGTTCGAGCTTGGAGCGCAAGACGCGGATGACCAGCTCGTTGGTCGCGGCCTCGGACGCTTTGGTCTCGGCCTCGCCGAGCTTCACGTACAGGGCCTCGATCTCACGCTGCTGGCTGGCGGCGAGCCACTTGGCCTCGCGCAGTGCGCCCCACGGGTTGATGATGTCACTAATGCTCATTGGTCCCTCCTGTTGCTGATTGTTTGCCCGTTAGGTTGAAATTGGAACGACCGCGACCCACGGCTCTGGCGTCATTGTAGATTTCGGGTCGATGCGCTTTCAAGGCAGTCGTGAAACGCGGAACTGACCCCCAGCCGTATTGATGTGCAAGCTCGCTGAGCGTCAGGCCGTCGTGCTGCCTACCAACTGGAGGCAGCATCGGTTTAGTACCCGGCGGCCGTGGCGGGTGATAGGTGCGCTTTGTGGGCTGCTCCGCCTCAAGGCGCGCCTCCACGGCCTTCATCTGGGACAGGTGCGCCCGGATGCGCTCGTTGATGTAGATACGTTCTAGGCGCCCCGTCTCGGGGTATAGCCACCAGAAGCGACGATCTTTTATGATTGCCTTGCGGATCATGGCTTAGTCCCTGTCTGCAAACGCGAGGATCAGCTCGCGAACTTTATGAATTGCCACTTTGCGTTTGGCGGTTGAATCTCCAAGATCGGCAAAGTCGTCCCCGCGCTCCTCGGCGCTCTGGTAGGTGTACAGCGCAAGAACGTGGCTCTCGTAGGCCAGCAGCAGGCTGTTGAGCTCAAGGCGGCGCTGTTGCCTTGCCACCTCGGCCGGTGGCGGCAGGGCGGCGGTGACGTTGAAGATGATCTCCTCGATCTCTTGGACGGCCTTGCGGCCGATGCCGGGCTGCCTGTGCAGTTGGCGGTTGATCAGCGCCATCTGAGCCTCGTGCAGGGTACGCACGCCGCAGTTCCTGAGCGCATTCAATGTGCGGACGCTTAGCTCAACCTGATCGATGCTGACCGTCTTCAGTCGCTCGTCGAGGGCGCGGATCAGCGCGTACATTCGGATGTCTGTAGTCACCAGTCGATGTCCTCAAAGTCTTCGGGGGTGCTCGGCGGTCGCCGAACGATGATGTAAGCAGTCACGCCGATGAGAGCGAGGAGGCCCACGGCCAGCCAGTTGTTGCTTGTCACCGGGACGTCCTTTCCAGTGCCCAGAGGGGTGCACAGCGCTCGCCTGCGGGTGTGTCCACCAGCATCATCTGGTGGTCCTGACAGTAAGCCTCGGCGCGCTGGCGGGCCTTCTTTTCCCACGCGCACACCCACAGGGTCAGGCCGAGGACGACGCCGAGGGTGCAGATGATAATGATAGCTATGCGGTTAGTCATTGATCGTCTCCCTTTGCAGCGGCGATGATGTCGTCCACGTAGGCCAGCAGGCGCAAGGCATCGTTCGCCTCGGGCTGGCCGTCGTCACCGTCGATCACGTCTGCGTAACGATCAAGGTATTCGGCGCACTCCTGCAGAGCGGCCAGCAGATCAGCATATCGCGCCACCGGCGTGTGCTGCGCGCTCATGCCGCCACCTGCGCAGCGATGCGGCTGATGCTGCGGCAGGCGGCGATGGCCTCGCGGCGGGCGGCCTCACGCGGCAGCCACTGCAGCCAGTCGGTCGTGGGGTGGAGCAGGGCCCACGCGGCGCTGCTGATCGAGCGCGTCGTCGGGCAGAGCGCCTGCGGCGGGCCGGCGATCTCGACCGGCTTGCTGTCGCGCCACTCTTGCTTGGCGATGTCTTCCTTGAGCCATGCGTACATTGGTCGTCTCCCAGTTGGTGGGGCGCTGCCCCGGTTGGTGTCAGGCGATTAAATCGGCAGCAATCGCGCCGTCAAACCAGATGTTGTTAATGGCGTCTATCGCGCCTTTGATCTGTTCACCCGCCTCAATGCGGATCGCCAGTGCCTCGTTCAACGTGGCAAGCTCGGTGGCGGTATAGATGTAATCAGTGTTGTCGTGCGTAAACATGTCAGTATCTCCCGTTTGGTGGGGCGCTGCCCCGTTGGCCTGATTGTTATGGGGCCGTTCGTCCTAAAGATCAACAGGGAAAATGCAGTGCCGCGAATTATTTTATCGTGGCAGCAAATGCGTCGACCTGAGCTTGCGCATTCTCTGAGCCGGGGCACACGATGCAGGTGTGGCCGAGGCTCTCCAGATATTTGATCCAGTCGGTCTGCTCGGGCGAGACGCGACCGCCCTTCTGGCGCTTCATCTCGATCCATAGCCGCCAAGCCGGCACGAAAAGATCGGGAACGCCAGCCGACGCGCCCTCGGCCTTGAGCTTGGCGCCGGCCGCCTGAGAGCGATAACCGCCGTTGGGGATCGCAAATATGCGAACGTCCGCAAACTTGCGCCGGAACCAGCGCACGAAATCACACTGCTCCTCATGCTCGGTTGGGAAAGTTTCCTTCAGAATGGCACTTCCCTCGCCTGCACATCGTATGGATCGTGTTCCCGCCAGTCCGGGCAGGCGCTTGGCGCCTCTTGGAACTCGGCGGGCGGGGTTGCGGCGTGCTTGTGGCAATGGTTGGTTTCCCGGTGAAAATAGTTGCAGTCCCAGCATAGTTTAGGGCGCCCGCATTCCCAAGCAATCAGCGCGACGGGTTTCGTTGCAGTGCTCATCCCCACAGTCTCCCGATGATACGATGATATTTGCCATCGCGTTTGTATGTGATGTCCGCTGGCGGCCTTGAGGCATTCATCACGGCAGCGGCGCCGTCGAGCGTGATGCCTTGCCTCAACTGCGCGCCGGCACTGCTGGCAATGATGCCAAGCGTCGCCACCGCTTTTTCACCGGCGTAGCCGCCGTGCGTAACCGGAAAATATTCCTCGACCAGCGGATCGCTCAGGCCACCATAGTACGACACGGCCAGCATTTCCTTGCCACTGGCACGGCTCGTGTGTTTGCGCCACCTCCACTCCGTAACCGTCATCTCCTGCACATCGACGCCCATGATGTCGTCGTGGTGCAGCTCCAGCTTAGGCTTCTCGGGTTCTGGGAACGGCGTATCACAGGTCGGGCAGACCTTGGCGCTGATGTGCACCAGCTCGTTGCAGGCATCGCAGACTTTGACCGGTGCCTCGCCATTGCCCTTGCCTGCCTTTTTGGGTGGCTCCACAGCGGTGATCGGCCCATGCGCCTGCACCACCCCCGCAAAGTCGAGCACAAGGCAGTGATCGGTGTGGCTCTTCACGCGCATCCCGCGGCCAGCCATCTGGACATACAGGCTGGCGCTCATCGTCGGCCGCAGCATGGCAATCAGATCGATGTCGGGATAGTCGAACCCGGTCGTGAGGACGTTTGCGTTTGTCAGCGCCCGCAGGCGGCCGGCCTTGAAATCCGCCAGTATCTGCTCGCGATCGGCCTTTGGTGTTGTGCCCACCACGCAAGCCGCCGGGATCCCGCGTTGGTTCAGCAGCGCCGCGATTTGCTCGGCATGGTGGACGCCGGCGCAAAAAAACAGCCACGCCTTGCGCCCCTCCGCCCGATCGATCACCTCGTCAACCACGGCGACGTTGTTCTCGTCGGTATCGATCGCCGCCTGCAGCTCGCTCTCGATATACTCTCCGCCCCGCTTGTGGACGCCGCTCACGTCGAACGTGGCATTGGTGGGCTTGCTACGCAGGGTGGAGAGAAACCCTTTGTAGATCAGTTCCGCGATCGACACCGGCTCGATCATGGCGTGGAACAGGGCCGGTGCATCAGTGATCAGCCCGTGGCCCAGCCGGTATGGCGTGGCTGTCAGGCCCACGACGCGCAGCGCCGGGTTGATGGCGGTGAGGTCGGCCAGCAGGTGACGATAGCTGCCCTCGTCCTTGTGGCTCACCAGATGGCACTCGTCGATAATGACGAGATCAACATGGCCCAGTTGCTGCGCCCTGCTTCGCACCGATTGAATGCCGGCGAACGTGATTGGCTCGCCGAGGCGCTTGCTTCGCAGCCCGGCGGAATAGATGCCCATCGGCGCGTTAGGCCAATGTTCGCGCATTTTGGCAGCATTCTGCTCGATAAGCTCTTTGACGTGGGTCAGCATCAGGACGCGCGTTTCCGGCCAGTTTTGAAGCGCATCTTTGCACAGCGCCGCCACGATGTGGCTTTTGCCGGAACCGGTTGGCAGCACCAGACACGGGTTGCCAGCGTTGCCCGCAGCGAACCAGCCATACAGCTGGTCGATGGTGTGCTGTTGATAGTCACGGAGCATTGAAAGCCTCCACTGCTGCAATGCGCTCTCCAATCCAGCGCATCACCGGCACCGCCATACTGTTGCCCAGCGCCTTGTATCGCGGGCCATCAGGGCAATCCTCTGAGCCTTTCTTGCGCCACGGGATGGCGGTGAAGTTGTCGGGGAAGCCCTGAAGCCGTTCGCACTCCACGGGGGTCAGGCGGCGGACGGCGGATGTAAGGGCCACGGCTGCGGGCTGGCCGCCCCCCGTTGGGCTGGGCTGCGTCAGCGTTGGGGATAGTTCTTCCCACCACTTTGGCGTAACGGGCGTGGCAAGGCCAAACGCCACCGCAGGCGGATGCGCGCCTGCGGCCAGTGGGTGGCACGGATCACCGGATTGCGGGTTGCTGTAGTTGTGCGGGCTGCTGATCTGGGTGGTGTCAAACGGCGTGATAGAGCAAGTCGTAGAACTTACCGCAACGGTAGTGGTGCTGTTTTCAATCGCGCCGGGCGGCCTAGCGCGCAAGCAGCTCGCCGTTTCCGTTTCAGTAGCCACAGATGTCGTGCCATCTGTTCCGTGGATCGTGTAGGCCACCGCTGGTGGGTTGCCGCCGCCATGGCCGCCCAACTTCAGGGTTGGCGTGGTGCCGTCCGTTTGATGGTCAGGAACCGACATGTTGCTGCTGAAGGCAATGATCTGCTTAGGGTTCGTACTTTCCAGCGTAGGCATGACATGGCGGTGTTCGCCCGTCCCGCCGTGGATGTTGTTGTACCGCCCGGGGTGATCATAGGCCACCGCATGGCTGTGACCGGCTTGTAACGTGTACGCCGGATCGCCCGCATTACCCACACCGACACCCTCTCGGCTGCTGTTTGAGGTATCAGCACCGCGCAGTCCAAGTTGCGTGTTGATCGGATACGCCACGTCAGGCACGAACAGTGGGCAGCCTACGTTGACGGGAACCGGGATATAGTGACCTCCGTCAACTTCTGGCGCGCCCATGGTTGTCGGGCCGGTAGCAGTAAGCGTACCGACTACAGCAGGTCGCTCCCCTCCGGCATCGCCACGCTCTCCAGCGCCCGCTGCAGCGCCGCTGGCAGCGTCTTGCCCCTTTTCTCGGCGCGGCGCAGGATGCCCTGACATGCTGTGGCGCTCAAAAAGAACCGCTGCGGCAGGTCGCCAGTCTCCAAGGTATCCGACAACGAACACGCGACGGCGGCGCTGGGCCACTCCGAAGAACTGAGCGTCAAGCACTCGGTAGGCGAACCCATACCCGAGTTCGCCCAAGCCCCCGAGTATGGAACCAAAGTCCCGTCCTCCGTTGCTTGACAAGACGCCGGGGACGTTCTCCCAAACCACCCATCTGGGCCGTTTTCGGTCAGCAAGCCTAAGAAACTCAAGGGCCAAGTTGCCACGATCGTCATCCAGTCCGCCTCTGAGGCCAGCGACGCTGAACGACTGGCAGGGGGTTCCTCCGACAAGAAGGTCAATTGCTCCATATTGATCTACTCCTATGCTGGTGAAGTCGCCGTGCAGTGGCACGGTTGGATAGTGATGCGCCAACACGGCGCGCGGAAATGGCTCAATCTCACTAAAAAAAGCAGGCTGCCAGCCAAGCGAATGCCATGCGGCGGTTGCGGCTTCAATGCCGCTGCAAACTGATCCGTATTTCACGCCACTACCTCCGCTTCAGGGAACACCCGCTTCACATTCTCAACTTCTTCGGTCCCGCACACGGCAGGGTTCGCCAGTATCTCGCGGCTCTTGTATGCAGTCGCGCTGTTCTCAATCACGCGATCGCCGATGCGCCACATGACGCTGTGGCCGTCCTCGCTGGGGATCATTGGCCACGGCACCAGATCGGGGTGGATGATGTGATCATCGCAGCCGGTGTGCTGGAAATCGACCGGGATGTTGTCGGCTTCGTGCCGCTCGCAGCGCCAAGTGCTGTCGGGTTTCGCCGTCGAATGCGCACATGTGCGGCAATTCACTTCCTTCGTCGGCTGTGATTTGTGGCACACCTCATGCGCCGGGCAGAAGCGGCACTGGTACCAGCTAGGATCGGTGCTGATGGGTGGTGGCATGCGATCCGCCAGTGCGATGCGCCGGCCGCGCTCCACCGCTCTGGTGGCAACGTCGGCGTTGTAGCGAACACGCTCGATATGGAGCCGGTCATCGTCCTTGCAGACCGCCACATAGAGCGCGCGGTCAATGTTGGTGCCGTGCATGTAGACCTGCATCTGGACGAAGTGCATCGGCTTGGATTTCTCAACGCCTTGCTTGACCATGTCATCAAAGCTCTTTTTCGAATGCGTCTTGAACTCGGCAACGTGGCGCTTTGTCGGCGCCTCTGGCACGCCGCTCTCAATGACGCCGTCGAGGCTGCCGGAGACGTGACTGCCAAAATCGACCCGTTGCTGGCTGGATCGCACGTCTATCCCGACGTTGCGCAGGTCACGTATGATGACTGCCTCCTCGTTCTGGCCGCGGCGGAACAGGCGCAGGATGCGTCCCTCGAACGCCTCCACCACGGCCCAGCGGAACGACAGCCACAGCCATCGATCGCAGGGGTGGCCCAGCAGGCTGCACCCCAGATGCGGGCGCGGCTTCTCGCTCTGCGATTTATGATATTGGTCGATCAGGTGTGATATGGTATTTATCGGCTCGGGCAATTTCATTGGCCTGTCTCTCGCTGCTGCGGTTGAGGCGTCCCCCCGGCTCCAACCCCAAATGGCCGGGGGGACAAACTCACTTACTTAGCCCAAGGTGGCTTGGCGCTTGCGCTGGCTGGCGGCGCCTTCGGCATCGCCGGCGTTGAGCCGCCGATCGCCTTCCAGCCCGCGATCTCGTTCCGGTCCTGCGTGTAACCGTTGGCGATGTCCTTGGCGCTCGCCTTCTTAATGCGCACCTTGATGCAGACATTGCCGCCGATCAGTTCGTCGGAATCCTGCACCCGTTGCAGGCCAATGGCGCGCATCAATTCGCCCAGCTGCTCACGGCCGATGCGTTCGGCCTCGACGCTGGGGTTGCGGATGTTCAGGCTGCCGAAAATGACCCGGCCCTGCTGCGTCGGCCCAGTGATGTCGTAGCGGACATCGATCTTGGTGCCGGTGCCAGCCTTAGTCTGACCGACATCGGCCTTCGTGATCGTGGCGTCATACCAGCCCTCGGGCAGCAGGTCATAGCTGCGCTCAGGCTGCGGCAGGTTGTCGACGACAAAAGTTTCTTCGAGGAATGCCATGTCACTTACTCCTTGGTGATGGTGAACGAGGGACGGCCCGGTGTGGCCGTTATTGCGTCAAGCAGTGGGGTTGTGATTTCCGGCTTGGCTGCTTTCCAAGCGAAGGCGTTGATTTCCGGCTTCCACCGGAACAGGCTTGCAAGATGGTCGCTCAGGCCGTTCTCCGCCGCCAGCTCTTGCAGTTTGTCGGCGTTGATCTTGCGGTTGATGCGGCCCTCGATCTTGACCTTGTACGTGTCCGCATCAAAGTTGAGGGTGCCCTCCAGCGTTTCGGCCACGCCAAAACTCTTGACCATCGCATCCTCAAGATCGCGGCGGGTCTTGATCGCGGCCGTCTCAGCCGCCTTGGCGTCCAGCCACTGCTGGTAGATCGAGGCGGTCATGCTGCACCGCCAATCTTGGCAATGATGGCACCGAGATCCGGCGCCTCCCACGTATCCAGCTTGCCGGAACGATCCTTGGCCAGCCACGCGCCGTCGCCGTCGCACATCAAAGCGCGCTGGGTCACGCCATCGGCGTCACGCTCAACCCGAAGCGCCAGTACTTCATCAAAGAAGTACGGCAGCCCCTGTGTCAGGCTCTTACCGGGCATGCCCGGATTATAAAGCAGCTTGCCCATCTCATCCTGACTTTTCTCCAGCTTGGCACTCATGTAGATGTGCTTGCCGGGCAGATCGCGGAACGCGCGGATGAGTTCCTGCATGGTGGTGTTCAGTTCACCATATGCCGCGCGGCCGTCCTTGTTCTTGCGCAGTTCGTGGGCCAGCACGACCTCGGCGACCTCGCTGATGCTGTCCAGCGCCACGCTCTGATATGATGCCGCCTCGGTCGACGACTTGGCCCACTCGTACGCCTCACGCAGATCATCCATGCCGGTGATCTCAATGTAGGGAAGGTCGGCGTCTTGGATTGACAGCAGACCACCCTCTGCCGACAGCACCACCGGGTTCGGCAGCGTGCGGATCAGGCTTGTCTTGCCGGCGCCAGCCTGCCCATAGCAGAGCAGCTTGACGCCGTTGGCAGACAGTCCGCCCGTCTGTTTCAGATTGATTGCCATAATGGCTCTCCGTGTTTAGCACCTGTCGGACCATCCAGTCGGTGCGTAAAGAGCCTTTACAGCGCGTGTCGTGTGGTTGTAAAGCCTGAATTGTGGAAAAATCAAAAGGGAACGCTGATGCTCAATCTGGAACAACTGCGAACGGCGCTTGACGATCGCAACATCGAAAAGGTGTCGCAGCGCACCGGCATCCATCGCAACACGGTCGCGGCGATCCGCAACGGCACGAACGCCAACCCGACATATGTGACCATGAAAACGCTGTCTGACTATTTGACTGCGGCGACAGTTGATGGTTGACCTCACCAACATATTGGGCGGCCCGTGGTCGCCGCCGAAAGTGGCGCAGCCTGATCCGCCGGCCGTGCAGCTGCTGGATGCCATGCAGCGATCGGGACTAACGCCGCCGCGTGAGATTGTCCTCGATGGCAAGTTGCACCGCTTCAACTCCGGCACCAAAGGCTCGCCGGGCGCCGGCGACAAGTCCGGCTGGTATGTGGCCTACTCGGATGGCATCCCCGCCGGCCGTTTCGGCTGCTGGCGTGCTGGCATTGAATCGACGTGGCGCGCCGACGTGGGCCGGAACTTGACCCCGGCCGAGGAAATGGCCCACGCCCGCCGGATGAACGAGGCTAAAGCCGCACGCGATGCCGAGACGGCTCGTACCCGCGAGACCGCCGCCAACACCGTCGAGGCTATCTGGGTCGGTTGCATGGGCGCCGATCCGGCGCATCCCTATCTGGCGCGCAAGGGCGTCGCCGTGCATGGCTCCCGCGTCACGGGCGATGGCCGGCTGGTCGTGCCGCTCTATACGCCAGACGGGCATCTGGCATCGCTCCAGTATATCGACGTGGACGGCGGCAAGCTGTACCATTCCGGCGGCCAGACTGGCGGCTGCTATTGGATCGTCGGGACGATGGATGAGCCGGGCCCCGTCTACATCGCCGAGGGCTTCGCCACGGCTGCGACCATCCACGAAGTCACCGGGCGCCCCTGCGTCGTGGCCTACTCGGCCTCCAACCTCGTACCCGTCACCGGCTCGATACGCGAGCTGGTTGGGATCGCGGCACCGATCACGATCGTGGCAGACAACGACACGTCCGGCACCGGCCAGAAATACGCCGATCAGGCCAGTGCCAAGCACGGCGCGCGGGTCGTCATGCCCCCCATCCCCGGCGATGCGAACGACTACGTGCAGGCGGGGCATGATCTGAAGGCGCTGCTGAACCCGCCGCCTGCAGTCACAGATTGGCTCACTCCGGCCGATGACTTCTGCCTCGAGCCCGCGCCAATCCGCTGGCTAGTTAAACACTGGCTACAGGAAGCCGCGCTGATCATGGTGCACGGCCCGTCAGGTGGCGGCAAGACCTTCGCCGTGCTGGACTGGAGCCTGCACATCGCGTCGGGTCGCACCGACTGGCATGGCCATCGCGTCAAGCCCGGCCCAGTGGTCTATCTGGCCGGCGAGGGCCATCACGGCTTGCGCAGCCGCGTTGCCGCGTGGAAGCAGCACCACAAAGCCGGCACGCTGGACATGTGGATTTCCAAAACCGGCACGGACCTGAACACGCCAGAGGGGTATCAGAGGGTGGTCGATGCCATTCGCGCGCTGCCGCACCCACCCAGCCTCATAAATGTCGACACCCTGCATCGCTTCCTGTTCGGCGATGAGAATAGCTCAGTCGATGCCAAGACGATGATCGACGCCTGCGCGGCTCTCATGCGGGAGTTCAGCTGCTCCGTACTCCTCGTCCACCACACCGGCGTTGCCGACGAGGCCCAGCACCGGGCGCGCGGATCGTCCGCATGGAAGGGCGCGCTCGAGATCGAGATCAGCGTCGTCCCCGCCAAGGGCGATACGCCAATCCAGATCGTGCAGCGCAAGTCCAAGGATGCCGAAGAGGCCGAGCCGGTCTACGCAAACCTCCAGTCCGTCGCCATCAACGGCTGGCTGGATGAGGACGGCGAGCCGGTTACCAGCGCTGTGCTTGTAACCGCAAAGGCACCGCCAGAGCGGAAGAAAGCGGGGCCGGAGGATAAGGCATTCAGCAATTTTTGCGATGCGTGGTGGGATAGCGGCGCGGAAAATCCAGACGGCTGCCCCTACATCAGCCGCAGCGCATGGCTGGCATATCTTGAACAAAACTCGCCCGGCAAGGCAGAGCGCACATTGCGGAATCGCATTGATCCAAGCCGGTCTGACAGCATCACAGCGATATTAATTCACGCCGGAATTATGGAGCGGCACCGCGAAGGCTATCGGGTTATTTCTGGCGATCATGCCGGCCAACTGAACTTGGCCAAGAAGTCAGACATGGCCCCTAATGGCCCCTAAACCGGCCCCTGGGGAAATAGGGGCCAAGGGGGCAAAAAGCCGCTTTTCCGGCCCCTCCCTGCCCCTATATTCCTTAAGGAATAGGGGCAAAGGGGCCAAGCGGTGCGGAACATTTTAAGGTGGAAGTTTTATGTTTGAGATTGGAATGAATGTCGTGGTGCTAGATGCCGCCAATCTGCTTTGTGAGGCTGGTGATGATTGATCAGGTTTTGGGTGATGGCGTCGGTTCGTGGCGCGATATCGAGGGATATGCTAGACTGGTCGCAGATCGGCTGGAGAGCAGCCAAAGCATGGTGGAGGATTGATCATGGCGCAGGGTGTGAACATTCGCAGCGCACAGCTGGCTGACCTCATCATTGAGGAACTCACGTCAGGCAAGCCGCTGCGGCAGATCTGTCGTGAGCAGAGCGTTGGCAAAAGCGCGGTGTACGATTGGCTGGATGATGACGCGGAGTTCCTCGGACGCTTCACGCGTGCGCGCGAACGCGGCGGTCACGAGATCGCCGACCAGTGCATCGAGATCGCCGACGATCAAGAGGAGGACCCCGCCTCGCGCCGGGTGCGCGTTGAGACGCGGCTGAAGCTGCTGGCGAAGTGGCATCCTACTCGGTACGGCGAACAGTCGAAGCTGGCGCTGACTGGCCCGGACGGCGGCGCGATCAAAACTGAGGCGGTGGGCGTGTCTGCGGACGACATGCGTAAACTGACCGAGGCGCTGCTGCAGCGGCCGACGATCAAGAGCGACGCCACATGATATCGATGCTGCACATCCTTGAAACGGACCTCGACGATGATCTTGATCCCGTTGATGGCAGCTGGGAGTTCGTCGGGTTGGTGAAGTGGGCGATGGAGATCCTAAGCACCGAGGGGCCCGGGTTCTTCTACTGCGAGCGTGACGGCACCTACCTGATCGTCTGTCTCGATGGCGCGTTGGGTCCTTGCATCACGGTCCAATGACCCCCATTGTGGGTGGGTGAGCGTCGACACCGCCATACTGAGCCAGCTCAACCCGCAGCAGGCTGCCTTCCTGTTCTGGCAAAACCGCTGGACTGATACGGCGCGCGCCAACCAGATCCCTGAGTTTGTGGCGCCGACCGGCTTCGTCGAGATGGGCTACCTCGCCGGTCGAGGCTTCGGCAAGACGCGCGTGGGTGCAGAATGGCTGGCGCGTCAGGTCTATCTCGACCCTGAAGGTTACGACAGCGCGGTGATCGCGCCCACCTATCAGGACGTGAAGTTCGTCTGCTTTGAGGGTGAGAGCGGCCTGCTGTCCGTCATCCCGCCTGAGCTGATCAAGGCGCACAACAAGACAGACCTCGTCATCGAGATGTACAACGTCACCGGCGGCGTCAGCTCGATCCGAGGCTTCACGGCCGAGAAGCCCGAGCGTTTGCGGGGCCCACAAAACGCACGGCTGTGGTGTGATGAATTGGCCGCCTGGCAGTACGACGACGTGTGGGATATGGCGATGCTCGGATTGCGGCTGGGCCAGAAGCCGCAGGTGCTGTGGACGACCACGCCCAAGCCCAAGGAACTGGTGCGCCGGTTGGTCGCCAAGAAGCCGGGCCGCGTGATTGTCACCGGCTCAACCTACGACAACCGCGCCAACTTGCCTGACGTGTTCTTCGACCAGCTGGCGGTCTACGAGGGAACCACGCTCGGCCGTCAAGAGCTACACGGCGAGCTCTTGGATCCAGAGGAATCTGGAATTGTCAAGCGCAGCCAATTCAGGCTGTGGCCGCACGACAAGCCGCTGCCGCGCTTCGACCTCGTGGTCATGTCGCTCGACACGGCGTTCACCGAGGCCACCACCGACAAGCGATCGGGAGATGCTGACCCGACAGCCTGCACGGTGTGGGGCGTGTTCCACCACGAGAAGCGAAATAATGTACTCCTGCTGGACTGCTGGGAGGAGCGCTTGGGGCTCCCGGATCTGTTGCGCCGTGTGCGTCGTGAGCTCAATACGGCATACGGGGACGACGATGACACGGCGCTGATCAAGCCGCTGTTCGGCAGCGGAAAGCCCACCACGTCCGGCCGCAAGCCCGACATCTTGCTGATCGAGGACAAGGGCAGCGGCATCAGCCTGCGCCAGATGCTCGAGCGCGAGGGCATTGAGGCCTACGCCTACAACCCGGGCCGCGCCGACAAGCTGACCCGCCTGCACATCGTCTCGCCCATCTTCGCACGCAAGATGGTGTGGCTGCCCGAGAGCGCCAAACATCCGGGCCAGCCACGCAACTGGGTCGACCCGCTACTGCACCAGCTGTGCAGCTACACCGGGCCCGGTAGCATCAAGCACGACGACTTCGTGGACAGCACCAGTCAGGCTCTCAGGCTGATGATGGACAAGCGCCTACTGGATGCGGTACAAGCCAAAAAAGATGAACCGTCTGGGCCTCCGCCCAAGCCGGTTGCCAATCCGTACGCTGCATAGGAGCGGGCATGGAAGACGATGATGATCTGCCCGAAACCGAAGTGGTTGATCTGGGCGAGGCCGACGACGAGGACGTGATCGACACGCCCGACGGCGGTGCCATCGTCCGACTGGACGACGATGACGATCTCGCGCCGCGCAGCGACGACTTCCTCGCCAACTTGGCCGAGGAGATGCCCGAGAGCGAGCTTCAGTCGCTGGCGCAGACGTACCTCGACCTGATCAGCAAAGACAAGGAAGCGCGCAAGAAGCGCGACGAGCAGTACGAGGAGGGCCTGCGCCGCACCGGTCTGGGCGACGACGCGCCCGGCGGCGCGCTGTTCAATGGCGCCACCAAGGTGGTGCACCCGATGCTGACCGAGGCCTGCGTCGACTTCGCCTCGCGCGCCATCAAAGAGCTTTTCCCGCCGCAGGGTCCCGTCAAAGACTTCATCCCCGGCGAACCCACGGGCGACAAGGTCAAGAAGGCCAAGCGCAAGACCCAGTTCATGAACTGGCAGTTGACCGTGCAGTCCAGCGAGTTCCGCGCCGAGCTTGAGCAGCTGCTCACTCAGGTGCCGCTGGGTGGGGCTCAATACATGAAGGTCACGTGGAACGAGGCGCGCAACCGCCCCGACTTCCTGTTCGTCGCGATCGACGACCTTCACCTACCGTTCGCCGCGACGAACTTCTACACGGCGCAGCGCAAGACGCACGTGCAGTACCTGACGGCCGTGGACTACCAGCGCCGCGTCAAGAGCGGCATGTACCGCGACGTTGACCTCGGGCCGGTCAGCATGGAGCCCGACTACAGCGTCGCCGAGAAGGCGAACAACAAAATCGAGGGCCGCGAAGAGACTTCCTACAACGAGGACGGCCTGCGCACGATCTTCGAGGTCTACACCATCGCCGCCATTGAGGGCGATGAGGCGCTGCCGTACATCATCAGCATCGACAAGCCGTCAGGCAAGGTGCTGAGCATCTACCGCAACTGGGACGAGATCGACAAAGCGCAGGAAGAGCTGCAGTGGTTCGTCGAGTTCCCGTTCGTGCCGTGGCGCGGCGCGTACCCCATCGGCCTGCCGCACATGGTCGGCGGTCTGGCGGCCGCGTCGACGGGCGCCCTGCGCGCCCTGCTCGACAGCGCGCACATCAGCAACAGCCAGACGATGCTCAAGTTGAAGGGCGGCAGCAAGGGCGGCCAGAGCCTCGAGATCCAGCCGACGCAGGTGATGGAGATCGAGGGCGGCATGGCTGCGGACGACATCCGCAAGCTGATCATGCCGCTGCCGTACAACCCACCGTCCGCGGTTCTGTTCCAGTTGCTTGGCTTCCTCGTTGACGCGGGCAAGGGCGTTATCCGCACGACCATCGACGACGTGGCCGACGGCAACCCGAACGCGCCGGTCGGCACGACGCTCGCCAAGATCGAGCAGGGCATGGTCGTGTTCAGCGCCATCCACGCGCGCCTGCACAACGCCATGGCCAAGCTGCTGGGCATCCTGCACCGCCTCAACGCCATGTACCTCGACGACGAGGACACAGACGCCGAGATCGGCGAGGAACTGGCCACGCGCGCCGACTTCGAAGGCCCGCTCGACGTGGTGCCGGTGTCCGACCCGAACATCTTCAGCGAGGCGCAGCGCTTTGCGCAGGTGCAGGCGGTGGCGCAGCGCGCGGCCGCGATGCCGCAGCTGTACAACCAGCGCAAGGTCGAGGAGCGCATCCTCGAGACGCTCAAGATCCCCAACGCCAAGGAACTGCTCAACCCGGCGATGGAGCCGAGGGAGCAGAACGCCGTCAACGAGAACGTGGCGGCGACCATGGGCCGCGCGATCGTGGCCTTCCCGGAGCAGGACCACATTGCCCACCTCAAGACGCACCTCGCCTACCTGATGTCGCCGGCGCTGGGCATGAGCCCGCTCATCGCGCCGGCCTTCATCCCGGCCATCCTGAACCACATGAAGGAGCACATCGCGATGTGGTACGCCGCGAGCGTGTTCGACCTCGGCACCGAGGCAACGGGCGGCGTGGATCTGGGCGACCTGCTCAAGCAGCTGAAGACCCCCGACGACAAGCGCGCCTTCGACGGCATGCTGGCCGAGGCCTCGCAGACTGTGGCACAGACGGCGGGCAGCGTGTTCGCGTCGCTGCCGCCCGTCATCCAGCAGGCGCAGCAGGTCATGCAGTCGTTCGCGCCGCAGCCGCCCGTCGATCCGAGCGTGCAGCTGGCGCAGGCGCAGCTGCAGGCGCAGGCCCAGCGTGACGCGCAGCGTGCGCAGATTGACGCCCAGCGCCTGCAGCTCACGGCCGCGCAGACCCAGCAGAAGGCGCAGATCGATGCGGCCAAGCTGCAGCAGGACGCCGCCGCCGACCAGCAGCGCGCTCAGATCGATGCGGCCCGCATGCAGCAGGACGCGCAGCAGGAGCAGGCGCGGGTCGCGCTGGCGCAGCAGGTCGAGCAGCAGGAGACAGAGCGCAAGCTGGCTGAGATGCAGGTGCGTCAGGCGATGAACACGCAGGACAACCTGACGGCCATGGAACTGGCGCAACTCGAAGTCGAGACGGGCGAGCGCTTCAGCGTCAGCACCGGCACCGGCATTAACCCGTAAGGAGAAGACCGACATGAAGGACACTAAGGGTAAGCCGGTCGGCAACGACGGCATCAAGATGCACAAGCGTCTGGCGATGGGTGAAGCCGTCGAGACCGGTGCCGGCAAGGGCGCACTGGGCGGCAAGAACTCGCCCAAGACGCCTGCATGAGAATTGAGGTTCTGCTGCAGCGTCTGGAGCAATCGCAGGCCGATTTGGCACGCGATGCGCTGGAGCAGCCTCAAGGCCGCGATACGTTCGAGTACGGGCGTGTCGTCGGCATTTACGCTGGTCTCGAGCTTGCCAAGACCGTGTTGCTAGACATGGTCGCGGAGAAAGAGCGAAAAGACTTTAATCTCTAACCCCTTGAGCGGAGGAGCACCCGTGCAAGACTACGTGCTAAACAAAGTGCAGTTTGAATATTCTGGCATCGACGAGGCGTTCCCGCCTATCGATCCGGGCGTGAAGCCCTTCGGCAGCCGCGTGCTGTGCCAGATCCGTCTGGCCAAGAAGAAGACGAAGGGCGGCATCATCCTCACCGGCGACACCAAGGACACCGAAACGTGGAACACGCAGGTGGCCCGCGTTGTGTCCGTTGGGGATCTGGCCTTCAAGAACCGCAACACGCAAGAGCCGTGGCCAGAGGGCTCGTGGGCTACGCCGGGGGACTTCGTCCGCGTCCCCAAATACGGCGGTGACAAGTGGACGGTCAAAATTGACGACGATCAGGAAGTGATCTTCGTCATTCTCAACGATCTGGATCTGATCGGCGTAGTCACTGGCGACCCGCTCGCCATGAAGGCGTTCGTCTGATCCATAAGGCTGAAAGGAGCCGATCATGGCTGATGTACTAAGCGAGAAGGACGACGACGAAATCGTCGTGATAGAGACCGACGGCGTCGATCAGGCTGAGCAAGCCGAGGGGCGGGCCGACGAGGACGATGATGACGGCGAGGACGAGTCCCGCATGGGCATGTCCGAAGACGACTCAGAGGACGAGATCGTCGACCGCACGAAGAAGAACCGCGACACCCGCATCAAGCGCCGCCAGCTGCAGAAGGCCGCCAAGGAGCGCGCCGATCGCGAGTTGGCCTATCTGCGTCAGCAGAACGCCGAACTCATGCGGCGCATGTCGGCCGTCGAGGGCAACACGCTGACCCAGAACGCCGCCGGCGTGCAGCAGCATTTGCAGCAGGCACTGGCCGAGGCCCGGCAGGCTGAGCAGATCATGGCCCGCGCGATCGAGGCCGGCAACGGTGAGGACGCCGCAACGGCGCTCCGCATCCGCGACGAGGCCAAGGAGCGCGCCTCGCAGCTTTCCGCGTACAAAAATCGTTTCGAGGCTGCCGCCAAGGAGGCGACCGCACCGCGCGCTGACCCGCGCGTGACGAACTACGCGCAACAGTGGCTGTCAGCCAACGAGTGGTACGACCCAGCGGGCCGCGACGAGGACAGCGCCATCACCAAGGCGATCGACAACGCTCTGGCCCGCGAGGGCTGGGACCCGGCGTCCGCTGAGTATTGGCACGAGCTGACGCGCCGCGTGGCCAACCGCATTGGTGATGGGGACGACGCGCCTGCTCGCACCGCCAAGCGCAAGGCTCCGCCGACCGGCAGCGGCCGCGAATATGCGCCGCCAAGCACCAAAAACGAAGTAGTAGTGACACCCGAGCGTAAGCAGGCTATGATAGACGCAGGTGCTTGGGACGACCCTGTTGCTCGCAAGCGCCTACTGAAGGCGTATCAGGACTACGACCGCAACTCAGCTCGCTGAAAAGGAGAGAGCTAATGTCTGAAGAACGTATGGATGATCGCCTAAAAAAGGAACTTGGAGTTAGCCGGCAACCCCGCGCTGCGCAGGACCGTCACACAACGGAGAACCGCGCAATCTCGGATGATGAGCGGCTCGAGATGTTCCGTCTCCACCTTTACAACGACGCATTGCCTGACATTCCCGATATCCCGGGGTATCACGTGTGCTGGTTGACGACGACGAACAAGGGCGACACGATCCAACACCGCCTGCGTCTTGGCTACGAATTGATCCGCGCCGAAGACGTACCGGGCATGGAGCTTGTCACTCAGAAGACTGGCGAATACGCCGGTTGCGTGGCCGTCAATGAAATGATCGCGGCTAAGCTGCCCATGAGCCTGTACTACAGGTACATGCAGGAAGCTCACCACGACGCACCCCTCCGCGAGGAGGACAAGCTGGCCGAGACTGCGCAACTCATGCGCGAGCAGGCTGAGCGTTCCGGGGGCCGCCTTCTCGAAGGCGACGGCATGTCAGAGATGCGTGACCACATCCCGCGCAAGGGCGTTTTCGCCTGAGCCGGGTACACGCAACCCTTTTTTAAGGAAAAAGGCTCATGTCTGCCACGGTCAATGCACCGTTCGGTCTGCGCCCGGCGTACTCGCCCAGCGGTGTGATTCGTCCCACCGCCTTCACGTGTGCGTCTGGCTATGCCCAGAACATCTTCCAAAACCAGCCTGTTCGTATCGCTCCCGCCACCAGCGGCGGCGAAACCGAGGGCACCCTTGTGGCTTCCGCTGTTGGCGACGCCTTCATCGGTACCTTTCAGGGCGTCGAGTTCACCGACAGCGACGGTCGCCGCCGCGTGTCGAACAAGTGGACTGCGTCGCAGGCTGCTACCGAGATCGTGGCTTACGCCACCCTCGACCCGACCATTGTCTACGAAGTGCAGAGCAATGCCGCTCTGACCGTCGCCGACATCGGCAAGCAGTACAACCTGAGCGCCATCTCGGGTAACACCACCACCGGCCTGAGCACTCAGTCGCTGGACGTGGCTTCCGCCGCCGCCAATGCTATGGTTCGTCTGATCGGCGTTACGCCGGGCCCAGACAACGCCTTTGGCGACACTTATGTCATCGTGCAGGTTCAGATCAGCGAACATCAGTTCGTTGCTGACAAAGCCGCCATCTAATTAGGAGGGCTTGAACTATGGCTATGCCGATGCGTTCAACCGACTTTCGTTCAATCGTCGAACCGATTCTGAACGAAGAGTTTAATGGTATCTATGATCAGCGCGCTGATGAGTGGTCGCAGGTCTTCAAGGAGTTCAAGGGCATCCCCCGGAACTACCATGAAGAGCCGGTGCTCTATGGCTTCGGCGCCGCGCCGGAACTGCCGGATGGCATGCCGGTCACCTACCAGTCGGGCGGCGTGCTGTTCATCCAGCGCTACGTCTATCGCGTCTACGGTCTGGCTTTCGCCCTGACCAAGGTGCTGGTGGAAGACGGCGATCACATTCGTATCGGTCAGACCTATGCGCGTCACCTCGCGCAGTCGCTGATCGAGACGAAGGAAACGCTGGGTGCCAACATCCTGAACCGCGCCTTCAACGCTGCCTATCCGGGCGGCGACGGCAAGGAACTGGTTGCCACCGATCACCCGATCGTCAACGGCACCTTCAGCAACAAGCTGAACGTGGCTGCGGCTCTGTCGCAGACCTCGCTCGAGCAGCTGCTGATCCAAATCCGCAACGCTGTTGACAACAACGGCAAGCGTATCCGCCTGACGCCGAAGCAGATCGTCACTGGGCCGTCTAACGTGTTCCAAGCCGAAGTGCTGCTGAAGAGCGTACTGCGTGCCGGCACTGCGGATAATGATATTAACCCAGTGAAATCAATGGGTTTGCTGACCGAAGGTCAGGCCAACCTCTCGCGTATCACCTCAACCACCGCATGGTGGGTGCAGACTGATGCGCCGGAAGGCCTGAAGCTCGCGATGCGCCGTGGCCTCGAAAAGAGCATGGAAGGTGACTTCGAAACCGACTCCATGCGCTATAAGGCGACAGAGCGTTATGCGTTCGGGTGGACTGACCCCCGTGGCGTGTTCGGTACACCGGGCATCTGATAAGTACTTAAAAAGCAACGCTTTTTAGGAACTTGCAAAACGTCTCCTCCGGTATTAGGCTACAAACCTAACTACCGGAGGAGATTTTTTTATGCCTTGCCAGATTGATGGCTGCACCCGCCCGCACAAGGCGCGCGGTCTTTGCCAGACGCACTATGCCCAGCGCCTGCGGGGCTCGGACTTTTCACCTATTCGCAGCCGCGTCCGCGAAAAGCCGCCCGAGTGCATTGAGGATGGCTGCGCTGAGCCTGTGAAGTCCAAAGGGCTGTGCAAGATGCACTACCAGCGACTGTTGCGCCACGGCCACACTCGGTATCGCGATCGCAAGAAGCCGGCGAAGCGGTGCCTGATCGATGGTTGCGACAACATCTTGTACGCCAAAGACCTTTGCCATCCGCACTACACCAAGCAGCGCAAGTGGCGTGCTGCGGGCGTGGACGCTCCCCGTTACCAAGAGATGCTGCGCGAACAGGGCGGCGTGTGCGCCATCTGCGCCCAGCCAGAGCGCGCACCAGACAAGGCGTCGGGCAAGACGAAGGACCTCGCCATTGACCATGATCACGTCACAGGCGCGATCCGCGCCCTGTTGTGCAGCAACTGCAATCGCGGTCTGGGCCTCTTCAACGACGACGATGCGCTACTAGCCAAGGCGCAGGCGTATGTGCTACAGTACTCTCGAACTGGGCAAACCCCAGCTTGTCAGACCGGCCCAGCGGACGATGCACAGACTGACAGGCTACTTGTGCATAAGGACTGATTATGGCTTCGACCACATTTTCCGGGCCGGTAACCTCGACCAACGGCTTCATTGGCGCCGTCACTGGCAACATCACCGGCAACGTCACGGGCAACGTGACGGGCAACGTCACGGGCGACCTGACCGGCCGCGTATTTGGTACTGTCACCACGCGCTCAGGCGCTGGCGCTGTGCCGATCACGTCGGGCACCGTCCGCCTGACCACGACTGGCGCTGACGCCTTGACGCTGGCCAACGGCACGAACGGCCAGATCCTGACCATCATCATGGTTGTTGACGGCGGCGAAGGCACCCTGACCCCGACCACCAAGACCGGCTACAACACCATCGCGTTCAACGACGTGGGCGACACGATTGTCCTTCAGTACCTGACCACCATCGGCTGGATGATCATCAGCAACTACGGTTGCACCCTCGCGTAATCGGTATGGGGGCAGGCTGGGCGAATGGAAGTGCGCCCGGCCTGTCTCCTGTCATAGGAGGACACGCCCATGCGCCCCATCCAGCAGACCTATAACATTGAGACGGCTGACCCGAATGGCGTGGTGACGGCCGAAACCCCGGTAAACAACGTCGCTCTCACTCTCGACGGTGCCTACACCTCGGGTGGTGTGGCTACGTTCCCGTTCCCGACCGAAGTCACGTTCACCAGTACCAGCAACCTTTCGACCGTGACGTTCACAGTGATCGGTACAGACACTGGCGGCGTGTATCAGACGGAAGCCATCGTCGGGCCGAACAACAACACCGTCACCGGCACCAAGACCTTCAAGACCGTGACCAGCATCACCGTTGCGACCGCCACGACGTTCACGACCCAGACGGTTGATGCGGGTGGCGCGGATGTGGGTATCGGCAACGGCGACTGGTGGCCGCTCGACATCTACACGCCCAATCAGGTGACGACCATCTCGGCAAACATCCTCGCCAGCGGCAGCGCCACCTACAGCGTGCAGTACACCAACGAGGACATCTTCAACCTGCCGGCGGCCGACTGCCTTGCAGTAGCGCACCCGGCTTCCGGTGGCGCGTTCACCAGCGCATCGACCGACCAGACGCACTTCACTACGACCCTGATGCGCGCCGTGCGTGTCAACGTGGCGAGCGGCTCGGGCCAGCTTCGCATTACGGTTGTTCAGCAATCCACCGCATAAGAGGCTTGTCATATGGCTAACGTCAAGATCACCGATCTCACAGCGGCTACGACGCCCCTTGCGGGCACGGAGCTGTTCGAGACGGTGCAGGGCGGATCGTCGAAGAAGGTGGCGGCGAGCGCCATTGGCAACAGCGCCACTGCGGTGCCGTTCCTGTCGCTCGCCGGCCGCGCGTACATCTCGGCGTACAGCAACACTGACCAGACCGGCAGCGTGTCGGCCGCCACGGCGGTGAAGATTGAGAACACA